GGTACAATTTGAACTTCTATGTCAAGATACTTTTCATCTCTTTCTGAATCATATTTTATTATTCGTTTATATGCTTTTCCAAAACTATCCATAAGACTATAATCTTTAGTCTTATTAGCTTCTTCTCCAAGCATGCTTACCATGTCATTGTAAGCCATTTCAGAGTACAACTGTATTTCTCTTTCAGAATACTTACCACGAATTGCTGCTGGAGCATCGCTGCCTTGCAAATTTCTTCTTATTAATTCTACAAATTGGTCGCGTGTCATTATTCAGTTCCCCCTGCCTTTCTTTGATTTGCTAATTGAATATCAATTTGACTTTTTAAATTACCAGCCATAATGCTGTAAACCATATTTGCTATGTCTGACAAACATACTTGAGGCCATTCAAATTGAGTGCTTGTTGTTGGGTTGTAAACTATATCGTTGTTTCCATCATAAGTATATCCCATTACAGGTGCAATAGGTTCTCTTAGGTAGGTAAAATTTACAGATTTTAAATCACGAGGCAAAAATTGAATCTTATTGTTTCCAATCCATTTAGCGCAAGGATATTTTTTGTCAGGATAATCTATTTTACTGCTTACTCTGTCGCTCCAATTTGCATCAGTAATAAATTCTACCTCTCTTGGTGTTATGGTTTCTTCTGTGTCGCAATTTGCACCTTTAGCAACATAATCATAGTAGCAACTAGAATATGCTACATAATCGCTTGGAATTATACCTACTCCATATTGATCTAAACTTAATATCGGATAATCGGGTCCACCCAACCATTTTATAAATGGCATAATATCATCAGTCATTTTTTGACTTATTTGATATGCTTGAGGTGGAAATGGTTTGCCCGGAGCATACGCTTCGGGAAGTCCAACCTTTAATTTAAAATATTCTAAGTTTACAATTTTGCAAGTCAAATTAAACTTGTCAGGAGTAAATGTATTTCCTGATTGTTCTTTATTTGCTTTAAACAAAACGTATTCGTAGATTTCAAATATGTTTACCATTATACTCCAGGATTTAAGATTGTAAAATATATTTTTAATCCGCTAGCTGTTGCCGAACCATTATTAAATAATTTGAAAGATATAGTTCCAGCTTGTACTTGATAAGAACAAGCAATTGGATTTTCGTTACCTGAAAATGTATGTTGCAAGCTCCATTGTATTACTGTGTTTGCAGTTACAAGACTATTTGAAAGAGTGTAAAAAGCGCCTGTATTAGCACTAAGCCCTGTAGAATAAGATACTACACCATTATAGGTATTAAGTGTAGCTGTACCTGTACCACTAGCAGTATTTGTTGAATCTAAAATTTTCTTTTGAAGTTTAATCGGTGTAACAATTGTATCATCTCCAATACCAATATTAACCAAAATCTGTTGAGCAACTCTAGCTACACCTATTGTTCCCTCTGTTGCCTGAGTAACATCTGTAATAAAAACAACTGTGCTAGTAGAATTTTTACCCTGATAATAATTTCCATCATAATAAAAATCTCCTTCCGTAATTGGACTTGGAGCTCCAACAACATTAACGCCTTTTTGAAACAATATTTTATTGGCAAAAGTTAAAGTTCTTTGAAGTATATTATTAATTGCTAAAGATAACTTTCTAAGCGTAACAATTTTAGTGTCATTATTCAGAAGAGTATTGTCTAAATTTATACTAGCAGCATCGCTTGAATTTATAATATCAGCAATACCTTTTGCACTTTCAGAAGCTACTTTATTTTGAAGTTTTAAAGGTGTTATTGCTCTTAAATCATCTGTTCCTGTATTTGTTTCTGATTGAGTAGCAATTTCAATTATACCCGGTATTGTTTCTGTTGCACTTACTACTTGTGTTGCTACATAAGTCTTTAATTTTAAAGGTGTAACAATTTTAGTATCATCGGTGCCAGTATTTGTTTCTGCTTGAGTAGCTAATTCTGCTATACCTGCTGCTGTTTCTGTTGCGCTGTTGTAAGTGGCCGAATTGTATAATGGTGTAATTAAAGTTGGCTCGGTACTACTTGTACTACTATCCGAGCAACCGCAATCACAACCTTCTACAGTTATTCCGCTTACACTCATGTACTCTCCTAATGCAATTAAAATATCTCTTGCATCACTTGTTTTCTGACATTCAATAGCAATATTGTACAAATTACAATAAAGTAAAATTTGAAAGTTTTGTTGAGTAAATTGAGTTAATTCTCTCGAACCTAAAGCAACTGCTTGTTGGTATCTAACCATGTATGCTTTTATGCAATTAAAGGCACTACAAATATTGCCACTACAATCTACTACATAGTCGCTTCTGCCTTGTACTGTATTGCTTACTAATAATCCATCTGTTTGTGTCCAAGTTAAAGCGGTGCTTAGTGTTACTAAATAACCACCTGTAAAAATATTTGGACCTATTGTTTTGCTTGCATCACTTGTAACAACTGCTGTATCTACAGGATTTCCATTTGCTAGTCTTGGCCAATTAATTGTTAAGGCTCTTGAAGCAATTGTCATGTTTGCGGGGTACAATGTACTATCTTGAGCTGTAACTGTTGCAAAGAAACAATCCGAAGTTACACATAAATTAGTTTGTGGGGTAATATCACAAAAATCATAATTTTTAACTGTGGTGCTTGTACTTGTACTTAATATTGTAACTGCGTTTAAGCCTGTTCCTGCTCCAGAAATTGTTGTACTAGCAATTACTATGGTTGTAGCTGTTGCACTTAAAATAGCATACCCACTTGTACTTCCAAGGTTAAATCTAGCCCTACAATCAACTCCTGCTGCTATTAAAGCGTTTATTGAAGCTGCTAATGTGGGATTACTTGGTATAACAACTGTTGTAAATGTGTCTGCTGATACATCTGCCGAAGATGTTCCAATTTGTTCATTTTCAATTTTTACGTTATAGGTAAAATTATAACTAGTTTCTCTTATTGTACCATCTGCGTTTAATGGCAAATTAAAATCAACGTAAGTGTTTGTTCCTTGTACAATATCTGCACTTGCGTTAAAATTAGTATTGGTATGAAAAATAGTGTTACCAATCTTGGCTGTAACATTACCATATATTGCCGAGGCTGTTATACCACTATAATTAAAAGTGTCTGTAACTCTTACTGCTTTTGTTAATAGCTTAAATAATGTTGAAAAAGTTGGTGTCATTTTAGTCCTTTTTGGTTATTCAAAATTACAACTTTTCTAAACAAAAAAAAATCCTAGTTTTTAAACTAGGATTTTTATTACAATTAATGGTGTTTATTCGGGGTTATATTCTGAATTACTTTTGATTTGTAACATTGTCGCATCGTCATTTTTCATGTGATTCAATAGGTCATCTTCTGGTTTTGATGTTAAACTTGTGTGTGAACAAATCTCTCCGTTTTTACCACCTTTATCGTCTAACCAATACCACTTTCTGTCTTTTTCCACATATTTAAGAACCTTGTTTGCCTTGGCAACTTCTATCATGTAACGATAATCTGTTTCTTCTCCAATACTACATTGCGCCCAAAACCTTTCCCATGCTCCTGGTTCTCCTTCTAACTTACCCAATAATGCTGATTTAAGTTCAAACGGCCCCATATCTAATGCTCCACTTAATCCAAAAACAATTGCATTTTGGCGTATTTTTTCAATCGTCCAACATACTGTCGCATCTCCATTGATATAATTTTTAATGGTAGTTTTGTTTCTGTCTTTTTGGAGTTTAGCCATTGCTTCGGCTTCTCTATTTTCTACTTTAAATGCTGGCTTGTTTTTTTGAACCATTCCACTTGCTATTTCCGAATCTGTTAGTTCTCTGAAAGAACTTTTTGTAATAAGGAAAAACAATAAATCAATCTGTGCAATGGTTAATAAAAAATTACTTTTCATTGCCATATGGCTCACATAAGTATAAGTTTTATTGTTTCCATCGTAAATTGGTGGCTTTTCAGCGTAATTCCATTTCTCACTTCCTTGCTCTCCGTAATCAATTGCTTCTAATGGTAAATTAAATAAAGCAGGTTTGCTTATTCTTTTGTTTACGTTGTCGTAAGTGTAATAACTTTCAGGGTGAACAATAACTGCAGGTCTTACTTTGTCTGGTCTTGTTAGTTTCCCATTTTTGTTTTCCCAACCTAAAAAGTCAAATACTTTTTTCTTGTCGGCATCTGTGAGGTTATAAACCTCATTGTTTTTGTAGATCATCTTATTTTTGTTTTATGGACGGATTGTTACCACCCTTGGTTTGTTTGACAAAAGTATGAATATAAACGAATTACACAATAAAAAAATGCGACTACCTATTAAGATAATCGCATTTTATTGATAATTAGATGTTTAAATACTAGCTACCTAAGAAAATGTTTACGAAAGTGTTCGAACCGAATACTTCCAATCCAACTTCTGTTCTTTGGTGCCAGCTTCTAACGTCTTGAGTGTTAGTAACGCCCCACTTAGCAGCATTAGCAGAACCACTATTGAATACTTCCATTTTACGGTTATATCCATCAGCAGCTTTGTAACGAACTCTAATTGAAGGAATCATTGCATTACCACCACCAGCTAACTGAACTTTGTTTTTAGGTTTTAATGGGAACATAACACCTCTTGAAGTGTATGAGTAACCATCTGCACCATACGATTGAGGGTCAGTTAAAGTATCAAAACGCTTGAAAGCAAATGCTCTTTTAGCTTTTTCTAAATAACTAAAACCAACTGTTGCTGCCATACCTTTATCTCCACCAAATAAATTAGCAGTGTTTTTTTCGCGTATGTAGTCAATGTTAGTAAAGTTAAAGTAAGTTTTAAGAGTATTTTCAACTTGAATATCTAAATCAATACCAAATAAACAAGCTGTTGTTGTTCCACCATATTCTTTAGCAATTGCTCTTTCTATTGTATCGAAATCTGCAATACCAAAAGTAATGTAAGGGTGTTGAATTGAAGTATCGTTCATAGTTGGAAATAAACCTTTTGTCCATTTAACTGCTGTTCCTGTATCGGGATCTAATGCTAATGGATTAGTTGGCTCTTGTCCACCTAATAATGTACCTTGAATAGCTTTTGCCATACGGAAATCTAAATCCATGTTTAATGCTAAATTGTACCAAGGACCTACTTTACCACCATCAGGTGCTACTTGAATCCATGAATCGGTTGTCATTTCCGAACCTGTTGCTGAAATGTCAGCCTTACAAATAGCAAATTTGTTTTGGTATAAATTTGCTCCACGTGCTTTTGGCGCTAATTGAAACGAACCCTCAGCATTTGCGTTGGTTGCTATAATCAATGTTTGTCCATTTGATACTGCTGGAATTGATTGTGTGCTACGATAAGGTACTACTGTTAAATTTGCTCCACTTTTTGCTGTGATTAAACCCCAAATTGGAGTTGTACCACCTACACCAGGAAATTCAATTACATCTTTTACTACAGGAATAGAACGACCACTTGCGTCAATACTATTTGCATTAATTGTGATTGTTACAGCCGCACCTGTAGCTCCTGCTGCCGATGAGTTTACTATAAACGAAGGGCTAATCCAATCATCTTCAAAATGCTCAATAGTGTCAACACTACAAGTATCTTCCCAACCCATTGACATAAGCATCATAATAAATTCTAATCCTTGGTCACCATGGATGGCTACTAATCTTTCGTAAACTTGTCTTTTGTTCAAATCGAAACCTGAAACAAAGTTGTTACTCATTGTGGCTGCTACTGCGCCTGAATATGCTAATGATGCACCCAAAGCTACTTCGGGCATACCAAAAAACACACTAAATATTGTTATAAGGAACAATAAACCTGTAAATATTTTTTTCATTTTTAGTTTTTGTTTTTTTAGTTTTTAAATAATTTTTTTACTGTCCATAACCTTCGAGAACTTTATCAAGCTCATCTTTGGCTCTGTTTGAAGCCGAACCTGGTGATTTTAATTTATCCATTGGACCTCCATATTGATCCTCCCAAGTTTCTTTTAATTTTGCTTCGTGTTTTTGTAAAGCATCTGCCATGATTTGAGGTAGGTTATTAACAATAAACCTGTTATTAAATTCCTGCTCCATTAATTCAACACTTTTAGGGTTGACATCATAGTTGTTTTCCGACATCATTTTAGCGAAGGCGGTTTTGTACTGATCTGCAAGTTCAGGCTTAATTTCAAATTCCGTAAAAGGAATCACTTTACCATCTTGATAAGTAGGAATCGTTAACTTCGATTTTCCACCTATTTTTTCATTTGCAACTTCTAGCCATTTGCTTTCTGTTAACGCTTTGGCTTGTTTAGCCATTTCGGGGTCAACCTTAGTTGATACCATTTTATTTTTGTTGTCTTGCAGCCAATCGAAAACCTCTTTTGTCTTACCTTTCAACGCAATTTTATTAAACTCAATTTCATCTGAATCAAAAACATCTGGGTCTAATCCATATTCTTTAATCAGTTTGTTTCGCAACATTTCTTCTTTACCTCTGTAATCAGGGTTTTCGATTGTTGCTTTTAAAACTAATGCTTCAATTGGATCTAAATTATCACCTGCGTTTTTTAATTGTAAAAAAGCAGAGTAATCTTTATTTCCGGTAGCTTTAATATAAGCATTAAACTCGGCTACACTTTCATCTGCAAAATCTAATGTCGGCTTTGCAGCCAATTCATCATACTTAGCTTTTAACTCTTTAAATTCATTTAGTTCTGCTTTAACCTTATCTTGGTCATATCCTTCTCCAAATAATTCAGCAAAGTTAGGTGCTGATGTGTTTGTGTTTTGTTGTGACGAAGCTGCGGAGTTATTATCTCCCTCTCCACCTTCATTTTTTCTTTCTGCGCCTTCTGACGAAGCTCCTGCTCCACCATTGTCATTTTCACTATTGTTGTTTTCTTCACCTGTTGAGGCTGGGATTCCAATTTCTGCAAAAAATGATGCGCTTTCGTTTGTTTCTACCATTGTGTTACAAATTTATGTTAATTGTTTTGATATTAGCAAATTATTGTTGCATTTGTTGTGTGTTACTTTCTACTTGAGGTTGTAAAGTGCTCATTATCATTTGTTCTTGTAATCTCAAAATAGTTTCATTACTAGTTCCTTCAATTTTAAATAATGCTTTCGCGGCTTCAATTCGTATTGTTTGGTCTGCTTCAAACTTAATTTTTTCCATTTCGTTTTTAGCTTTTAACATTTCAGTTTGTTGTGCGCTTTCAGCATTTAGCTTCATGTTTTCTTGTTGAAGTTTTATTGATTGCTCTCGGCTTTGGTCTTGCTTAAATCTAATTAATGTTTCAGCATGGTTTAATCTACCTGCGTTTATTAATCTGCTTATCATTAAATAATCGCCCATGCTTATTTTCTCTCCATCCTTACCGGGCTTCATAGCTTCAATTGCTGCTTGCATTATTTGTTGCTTTCTTTCTTGAGTGGGTTTTATTTCAATCTTTATTCCCATATCCCTTACTCCTATGTCGCTGCTTATTTCAAGTATTGAAGTTCCACTTTTACCTAAAATGTTTTGATATATTTTTTTAGTTTCAGGATAACGTCTAATAGCTCTTTGAATACGAGGTAACACTGTTTGCCCTGCCCATTGTTTTATTTGAATATACGAGGTATAAATGGGTTGTAACGAATCGTTAGTTGCGCTTATTGCTGCTTTTGTTTCGGTAGCTGTTTGTTCTCCACCTTTTGGGCTTGCTGCGCTTACCCTATCTATTCCTGTAAGTTCCGAAATAAAATTAAAGTTTATTTCAAAATTTTTTATACACTCGTTGAATAAATTACCAACACCTCCTTCTGAATGACTTATTGGGTTTGCTTGACTACCCCTATCTCCTGCGTGTGTGGTTGCTCGGTAAACAGTATCACCTGTTTGTCTTTTTAAGGCTATAAGTTGTAAGGGTTTCATTATACCATCACCCAAATCAATATTTTCCATTGCACCTATTTCTATGTTCAATCCATTTGGTGCTGCTGTTGCTATTGCGCTTTCAAGTCTTAATTTTGTTAATTGTATCTGATCTAAGTTAGGAATGATTGTTTCTACAATTGATTTACCTTGAAGTCTTATCGCATGAATACTCAAAGTTGGCTTTTCAATATTACCTGCTAATTGTGGTCCATCATCATAAACGTATTTACTACCTATAATCCATTTTGTGGTGTAAGCTCTGTTTTTGGTTACAACTTTTGTTTTTTTCTTTTCAGTATTTATTATTTTTCCATGCTCTTGAGGGTAGCGTTTACCATTTTTCACTGTTTCGTAATATGAATCAGTACTTATCCACTCCGAAACTAAAACAGGAACCCTAAACATATTGTAAACGTAATCTCCATTTTCATTGACGTAATTACCTTGAACATATCTATTCATTTGCTGTCCATTGTAATTACCAAATAATCCGTACCATGGCTTTGCCATTTCTAAAAGTTCTTTTTCGGTTAATCCAGTTTCAACTCGAACATTATTTAATGTTTCAAATTTTAGATAACCCCAAAAACGAATGTCTTTAAAATCTGTTTCATTCGAATAATCTATAACCAAATTCTCCCAATCAACATATTCGTATTTGCAAGTTTTACTTATTGGATCATACAAATCTCTAAATGCCATTCTGTTTAAATCAATAGCATCATTAATTAATTTTCTTTTTATTGTTCCTATATCTGAAAGGTAATCGGTAGCACTCAAAACGGCTTCGGCTTCCGATTCTGCTTTAATTTTAAACCCTCCCATTTCTTTGAATAAATCTAGTTCTTCTAATGATTTTGCAATATATTCAACTTGGTTTTCGGGAGGCAAACCTATCATAGCTTGTATTTCTCTTTCTTTTTCTGCGTAATTTGATTTGTACCATAATTCCCATTTAGCTTCATCTTTTTCATCTATTGATGTAGGGTCAATAGCTGTGGCTACATAATCAAATTCGAGCGATTCAAACTTACCTTGTATTACTCTTTTGTATTTACTCATAGGGCTAAATATGTCCCAATTGGTAGCCATATATCCTTCTCTTCCTTTTCCTGATTCATTATCTAGCAATAAATCCATGTATAGTTCTTTAGGTTGCGAACCTGCACCATACATTCTTAGCCATCTCATTTCTTGAAGCATAGCAACATTTGTAGATAAGTTGCTTCTTAAAAATAAACTCCAAATTGCTTCCGACCATTTTAAAGCCCATGCGCCTTTTTTTAATGAAGGGTCAATATCGTCACTTGGAAAGAAATAGCCATCTTCAATGTAGTCTTTTTCAGTAAGTTTTGCAACTTTTTCTAATCTACTACTTCCAATTTGTGCTGAATATTTTTCTTGAGTAAGTGCCATTTTTGTAAATTTCTTTTTTCAAAATTACAAATTTTTAAGTATATTTTCTCTTTTTGAACATATTTGGCTTCCTAACTACTTCTGTTTTTGATTTTTGAGATTGTACCATTATACTACTACATCCCATTAATGCCCCTGCTCCTGCGGTAAACAAATCGAAATCTGTCATTTCATCCATGCTTGAAATATCTTTACATTGTTGTAAAAAATCAGCATGCTTATCTTTGTGTCCATGCACAGAAATATAATTTCTTACTGTATTAAATAGATTTTGTTTTTTTTCTCCTTGTGAATTAAATCCTGGTGTTACCCTAAGTTTTCCTGTTTTCCAATCGTAATCATAAAGAAAATACCCTGCAAATCCAATCTTAGTCATAAATGGTATTATTTCAGCTACGTTTATTTCAGGATAAATCCATGAGTTGTAATAAACTGCTTGCAATAAAACATCGTCATATTGATCATCTGTTGAACCCGGTCTTCCTAAATATGTACACGTTAATCTGTAGCTTTGCCAATCCATTGGTTCTTTACCACCATCAACGCTTTGGTCGTAATCATACGCTGTTGCAATACCTAAATCGGACATTCTACCACTTACTGTTTTTTCTTGTTTGTAAGGATCGCAACAAGTAATGTGTTTTGGTGCAAATGGAACTCTTTGTGGTTCTCCGTTTATAGTTGTCCAATTAAATTTACTACTAACATTTGATGGTAAAAGTTGGCTGACTTCCCACTTTCCATTTGGAATGTCCATAAACTCAACTCTACTATTGTACTTTTCTCCTGTCCAATAAAAATTTCCTTTTCTTATCCAAAGGTGTTTATTCATTGATATTTCATCAAGTCTTTCGTTTATTATTTTGGTGTTAAAACCTATATCACCATCGGTTGTCCTAAAACATTCTTTAAAATAAATAGGGTTTTGTCTTACAAACTCGTTATACTTATCAATGTCTTTTGGGTCTAATAATAATGCTGCCCTTGTGCTGTTTATATATTCTTTTGAACCATAATTTTTATTAATAAATTTAGCTTGTTGTGGTGTTGGATTATTTATTACTGAATAGCCATATTCATCTACAAATCCTTCCAATCCTTCTAAACAAGAAATGTATAAAAGCATAAGTCCTGTTGTAGTCTGCCCAGATATGTTTCGTTTTTCAAAAAAACTATCTTTGCAAATATTATAGTAACCTCGTCCACCTGCACCTTCCATTTCTCCTACTGTTGAAGGTAACCCCATAAAACCAAAAATATTTATACCTGCTCCTTGGGCTACACACTGTTTTAATTGTTGGTGCCGCTCGTAAACATCAATATCTTTAGCTTTTCCTGATTCATCACAAAGCAACCAAAATAACTTACCTCCATCATAGTAACTTGCTGTTGCTGTTGGTGAGTGATCCAATTTTGATTTGAGCTGCAGTTGCATTTTACTATTGTCGGCTCTTTTTCTACTTGCTGAAAAGTTTATTTCTGTATTGGGGTTTTCATTACTTGAAGTCATTGGCCTAAAAAAGAACGCTTGTTTCTGCCAAGACGAAACTAAAATTTCATCAAACAATTTATCTTTTGCATGGCCACCACTACTTGAAACTATACCTGATATTATACCAAAGTGGGTTATTGTTTCAATGTATTGGGCGCAAAGGTGTTTATTGCTATCTCCCGCTCTTCTACCTTTTGGGTCTGTATATCCCAAAAATACTCTCCTTTTTGCATCTTGCATTTTAAGGATTTTTTTTAATTCGTTTTGATATACTAATTTACCCTTATCGTCTTTTTGTGGGTATTCGGTTGTAGTATAAGCGTATTTTATTCCATGATACCATTTTCTATCTCTGTCGCGGTATTCGGGATTTATTGTTCCAGCAATTTTCCAAAAGTTTAAAAAGTTGTAATGCCAACCATCTAAGTAGGTAAGTTTCCCATTATTATAAAACCAATATCCATTTAATGTGTAGTACCATTGGTCTTCAATCCAACGTATTTCTTTTTTATATTCAGCTTGATTTGCGCTTAATGTTGCCCAAACATCTTCAATTTTTTCTACTGTTGATAATAAATACTCTAACTTATTTGGCCATTTAACAATGCTAAACTTTTGGTCTTTTATTGGCAATCCATATCCATCTGCTTGAGTTGGGTCTTCACACTTTGGTAATTTTATGTGTATTGGGTGTAAATCAGGGTCTTCGTTTATGATAACGTAACTATCTTCTTTTTGGTATTCGTTAAGTATCTTTTGACTTGGCTGCTTTTCGAATTTTTTTTTTTCGGGTGGAGTAACTGGTTGCTCTCCTTTTCTTAATTTTTCAGCTATGTCTTCGGGACGAAGCAAAAGTTTATCTTCAAAATAAAATTGAATAAAGTCTTGATGTAATTTTTGATTATTGTCTTGGCTAAATAATTCTTGACGTATTTCGTCAAGCCTATCTCCTAGTGTATCAAATTCTGAAATCTTGGCCACTCCCTTTTCTCCGCTTCGGAGCTTTTGCATTTCGTTTTCGTATAACTCTTGATACATTACAAAACGAGTGTAAAGGCTGTTTTTATGTTGCGTAACGTAACGAATAATCATTCTGTTAGCAATCTCACTTTCTCCTGCCAATACGCTTTCTACGTTGCTTAAAAAACGTCCATCTTCTTGACGAACAAATCCAGCTAAATCGGCTGCTTTTATTTTTAAACGATTTGTTTCTGTAATGTGTTGTCGAAGTGGGCTATTTTTATCATAGCACATAGGTATAAATCTGAGAAATTTCCTTACATCTACATCTTGTAAATCTTCGTGATATTCCTTGAAGCTAAACACGCTCTCATACAAAACTCTTGGGTCTTGTTTTGGTTTCATGTTGTATGTGTCCGCGAGCATTTTATCCCACGAAAAATTATCGAAATCCAATTCCATTAAAACAAAATTATTTAATTATTGCATATAAAACAAGCGCTGTAGTTGTTACTGCCGAAACATATCTCCAAAATATTACTTTTTTTTCTGCTTTATCTGCCCTCTGCGTTTCTTTTTTTAGTAGTTCCGAGCATTTACCTATGTCGGTGTTTTTAATCTCTATAATCGTATCTTTTAGGGTAAGCTCTTTTCTTAAAAATTTAGCTTCTTTGTTTTTAGCGTCAAACGCTTTAAATGTGCTGTCTAATAATTGCTTTTGAATATCGTTCATATTCTTAACTCTATTTGAGTTCATTATAAAGTGAATCGGCACCAAGGCAAAAGTATCTTTCCCCGATACTATCAATTTGCTTGTTCCATTCTGTGAATAACACAAGTGAGTTATTAGAGCTAAGAGTAACAATAGTTTTGTCTTTATCATAGTATTTTTTTATTAGGGGTTTTGTGTTTTTAATTGTTTGGTTTGCTGCCTTGTAGCTGCTGTCTGCCGACTTGTGCAAGTCGTCTGCTTTCTTTTCTAATGGCTTTACGTTAGAAGGTACAAAAATTGGTGTTTGTTGAGGTAATGTATTTTTGGTTTCAAAGTATATAATTAAACCAATTGATAAAATTGTTATTAATGCTATTTGCCAAATTTTCATAATACGAAGGTAAATTAAAAAGTTACAAAACAAAAAACCCCGATGTTGTTCGGGGCTTAATGATGAAAAAATTAACACTATGAATACAATGCAAATATATAATTACTTTTTACAATTGCAATTATTTTACTTTTGAAGCCCAGTCGTTTAAAACATTAAATACTAAGCCTGAAATTACAATCAATATTGGAAATACCCAAACATTATTACAAGGTATTGATACTATAAGACATATTTGAAATACTTGTAAGAATGTAGCCAAATGCCAAGCATCGTGAAACATTGGAAAATACCTATAAAACCAATTAGTTTTAGGTGCTTCTTTTGCAGTTCTACTCCAAAAATATGGCCAACCAATTTTTGTAAAAAAATCATAATGGGCTATTGCGTCCATTACAAATTTCATAAGCATAAAAAACAATACGCTTATAAGTGCTAGTGTTATTTGTGTTGTCATGGTTGTATAAATAAATTTGATTCTGCTTCTCTTCTTCGAATTAATCCTGCCAAAGGTTTAGTGTTTCCTTCTCCTGTTATATAATGAGTTTTCCACCATTTAGTAATTTGCTCAATAGGAAATTTGCCATTAATCAATTTAACCATGGTGTCTGAAAATCCAATATTATAAAAATATGCTACAAGAGCATCAAATTGGTTTTGAGTTAATGGTACTTTTATTTTTTGAATTATAAGCTGCTCGCGTGGCTTTAAATCTTCCATTAATGCTTTTACCGCTTCTTCTTCATTGTGTATTGATATGCTAGAATAAGCCAATGTTTTATTTGCAGAACCTTTAATAAACAATCCCTTGTTATCACGCATAGCTCGACCATAACCCTCGGTCCAAATATTTGCTGGACACATTTTTGGTTGAAGCCCTATTTGTTTTAAATCTCCATCATGCAAAGATTCAAATTCTTTTATCAAATCAATTCCCTTAATTCCTGTTTTCATAATTATTTTGGCGAATTTTCATCTATTGGAAAATTATTTGTTTCTGCAAAGTAATGCTTTATTTTATTCCAAGCTCCAACTATAATACCAGAAATGGCTATTACATATTTCCACCAAACCCATTCGTCAGGAACCAAAATTGTTCCAGTGGCAATTGCTCCAAAACCATATTCAAATAATTCTTGAAGTATTAAAGCCCATTTTGGCGTTGGGTGGTTTTTGTATTTTTTTCCAAATTTAGTCATATCATTCTTCTAAGTTTAAAAATTGAAAAATGTAATCTTCTCTCTCCATATTATTTATTTGCCCCTTTTTCAAAATCATCAACTGATTTGCTTGTAATTTTTTTTATTAACCATTCTACAAATCTGTAAAGCCAATAAAAAATAGTACACAAACTTGCAATAGAAGCAAATAAAAAATGATGCTTTTCAAGTAAAGCTATCAAACCCATTAACGACATTAGTACATCAAGTAATCTGTGAGGCATATAATATTAGTATTTTATAGTTTATGTTTTATGTTGTTTCGAAAGTATTTCAAGGTATTTTTCTTCATTTAAGTCAAATACAAAACCATTTAATGTTTCATATATTTCGGGGCTAATTAAAAAGCACTTTTCATCTTTTTCAGTTGGTACAAATGGTGCAAGTTTAGATTTGTCTAAAACAAATTCTTCCAATTTCCATTTTTTTAATTCTACCATTAATTTTTTTTCATTTTCATAATTAATAATTAATTGGCCAGATTGGTCTTTTTTAGGCACTCCATTGTCTTTTTCTGCAAGTTCGGCTCTTAGGTAATACTCTTCATCTGCTAATGCTTCAAAATCGCTTTTAAATGAGTTTGTAAAAAACTTTGCTTTCAATCCAAATTTATTAAAAGCGTTGTTTGCAGCGTAATTAGCTGTGTTGTAAATTACAAGAAAATCTTTTTTAGTCATAAATTAATTATTATAGGTGTCTGTAAAATTTATTTTTTTGTTTAATGCTTGTAGTTTAGCAAGATAAATTTTATGTAATTCAGCTAAAACATCTTTGCCTTTAAATTCAATGTCTTCAATTGTCATACTTAATTCTGACAATTGGCCAAAATCTGAATTAATTGTAGAGTTTATAAAACCTTTAGGTTTTTCTACAAAGCCTAAGTATTGAGTTACATTAATACTTAATTCACTTACTTTTCTATTTGTTTGAGTTTCTTCTGATGTGAAGATAAAACTCGGTTTATCTAATTTTATCATAGTTTTATATTTAAACTGATGTTATTGTTTCCCATCCATTATTTGTTATTGCTCCAGTATAAACTACTAATTTATTTAAAGTAGTATTATAATGAACTAAACCTACAGGCTGAGAAGGAAGCGTATATGTAAAACCACTACCAGCTCCTCCTAAGTTGCTATTTGAAGCAGAAAGAACATCTGCTACTTTATAACCAGAGCCAAAAGTTGTTATAGTTACGGAAGAAACTACTCCTGATGAAACAACTATTGTAGCTTGAGCAGAAGTTCCTGTTCCTCCAGTTAAAGGAACATTTGTATAAGTACCGTTAACATACCCAGATCCTGCTGCTGAAATAGCTGCCCCAATAAATTGTTGCTGTCCTGTTGATAATCTGGGAGGCAAAAAAGACCTAACCGTACTATCTATTTGGAATTGAGCCGAAACATTTGTTGCTGAATTTCCACCTATATAAACTCTACCTACAAATGCTGAACCTGTACCATCTCCATCAAAACGATGTCTTGAACTAAAGTTGTACACTTGAAGACCTGCTGCTTGAATTGCTGAACCATTACCACCATTACCTAAATTTAATATACCTCCTGCTGCAGCAGAAGGCCCTAAATTAATATTTGAAATTGTAGCTGTACCTGCATTATCAACTTTAAATACACTTGAACCACCATTTTTACGAAAATCAATAAAATTACCTGCAAAATTAGCAATTGAGTTTATTCCAATATAAGTTCCACCTGTTGTTGTATTATCCCATGTAATTGGTGCTGTACCTCCGTTTAAATAAAATAAAGGTACACTTGTAGTTCCAGTTCCAACAAAAGGTGTTCCTGTTAATGATAAAGCTGGCGTAGACGCTGCTCCAGATGCTGTAGATGTTAATGCTCCAGTTTGAGTAATATTTAATACAGTTGTACCATTAAGTTTTAAATCTATTAAATTACCAGTAAATGTAGTAGGAGCATTAATACCTAAATAAGTACCATTACCACTTAAACCCCATATAGAACCTGTAACAGAACCTAAAACTAAAGTAGGATGATTAGCATTTCTTCCTCCTCCTGAAAATGGAATGGTTGGAATACTTATATTAGCAGTTCCAGAAGTTCCATTTGGTACATTAAAAGTTTGAATTGTACTAAAAGTATTAGCATCACTAAATGTTTGAGCAATATCAATACCCGCAAAAGTTAAACTTGCATTTGGTAATGTAAAAGTTTTAGATGTTCCGCTTATATTAACAGTATTAAATGTAGCAGTAACATTTTGTGCTCCCAATAAAACTAAAGGAGTATCACTAGTAACGGTACCTATTCTTACTTGAGTTGTGCTTAAATATAAAGCAGAAGCATTGTTTGATTGGTCTGTAACTGCTCTTAATGTAGTATCTAAAGCCACACCATTTAATATTTGCAATAAACCAACACTTCCTAAAAATTCTTCTGTAATATTTGCCATAATTTTTTAAATATAATCAATTGTTAATTTACCTAAACTAAAATCATAACCGATAGAATCAAGCGTTTTACCGGGGTCTGCTGAAAATGTTATTGATCTGTTTGGTTGCCTTACAACACCATTTATAGTACCAACAAAATCAGGACTTGTTGTAAATTTAATACTTTTTAAACCAGAACCAAAAGTAGCAGCACTAGGATCTTCTAAACTAGAACTTACAATTTGAACTCCCGAAGACAAAACTACCGAAACGCTACCCGAATCTGCATTTTGTCCTATTGGTCCAACAATATTTACATCTGTTGAAAAACTTGAATCTTGAAACGCTTCTATTGCATCAACTAATGCTTGAATAGTTGAGTAATAAGGTATATTTACTTCTTTCCAATTAAAAGAAAAATCTTTAAAATCATCTCCTTGAGAATATTTTATTGTTATAGTGCCTTGAGTTACTTTAAAATTTGGTTGTTGTACTGTTGGTACAAAATCTACCATATATGGTTTTGGTATATAAAAAGAACCTCCATTCATGGTTACTTTTATGCTTGCGCCTGAATTGGTAATTTGAATACTCATTTTTTTATCTTTATTTTGACCTTTCAAATATAAAACAAAATGATTAAATTAACCAAACATGAAATTTTAGGTCTTAAACTTAGGCCAAACAAAGTTTTAGTAAAACCCTCAAGAGAAATTGACGAACTTCTTTTTGTTGATGGGCAAAAAATTTTTATTGAACACAAAGCTGCGCCCGAAATGCACGCACCTACAAGAGGTACTATTATTAATATTTGTAATAAATTGAATTTTTTTGCTATGCCTTGGTTAACAACAATTGAAGCTAAAATTGGCGATGTTGTTATTTCAAGTTACGAATCTATTTTATATTGTTTTGATGACGGAGATACGAGCAGAACATTTATTGATGAAAATAATGACAAATATTTTTTGCTTGATTATAGTGACCTTTTTGTATCAATACGAAACGAAAATGTCATTCCGCTTAATGGACTTGTTATTTGCGAACCAGTAGAACAAAATGTTTCGGAATCTGTACTTCTTTCTGACCTTCCTTCTCATTTATCAAAATTCAAATCTGATAAGTTTGGTAAGGTTGTTTATTTAGGATCAGTAAACAAAGAATATTACATTACAAATGGTAATAAAGATGTAAGACACGATTTGAAAGATGCCGAAGGTGTGTCAGTTGGAGATATTGTCATATTTGATAAAAATTGTGATTTACCTTTAGAGTATGATTTACACCAATCTTTAGATGGTCGTAAAAAAACTTTTTTTCGATTTAATCGCTGCTATATCAAAGCAATAGTTCAAAAAGATTATTTATTTTCATTGGGAATAAAATAAATTTACAAAAAAATATTTTGTAATTCGTTTTTTTAGGTATGTTTGTAGCGGAATTAGAAAGCCACAAAAAATAAACTATCAAAATTAACGACATTTAGAATAAAGCCATTGGCTGTTTATCTTCGAGGTTTGGTAGTGCCTCCTTTCTAAAGATATTCAGTCAGTGGCTTTTTTTATGCAAAATTATGAATGAAGATTTAAACCTAAGTTACGATAGCCAAATGGCTATTCTATTAAATACACTATCCAAAGATTCTTTTCTTATGGTTAACACAAGATTGTGTGTAGAACTAACAATTGTTCCTACGGTTGTTTTGTCGTTGCTTGTAAGCAGGCAAAAGTATTTTGATAGAACAAATCAATTGAAGGTTTTTCCAAAAGCAAAAGCTCCTAAAAACGCAAAATTTTTCTATGCAACTTATGATAGTTTAAGGGCAGAATTAAACCTTGGATATAGAGCTCAAACAAACGCAATTGATATACTTGAAAAAAAGGAATTTATTTTTTGCCACAGAGCCGGATTACCTTCTGTAAAATATTATTCGATAAATCCGAAGAAAATGATAGAAGCCTTATCTACATTGAGTTTTACAAGTATTGACGAAACAGCAGAACTAGACTATGCTCAAACAGCAGAACTAGACAGCACCAAATCAAAGACAAACAATATTAAAGAAAATAATATTAAAGTAAATAAAGAAAATAATAAAGAAAATAAAAATAAAGAAATTTTTGAAGAAGATTTAAATTTAGATTTTGACCTAAACCTTGATGCAGAAGAAAATGATTTTTTTTTGCTTCGCGAAAACACAAAAGATACAGCGCAAGGATTGGAGAGTATTGGAAGTCTAGGCAAGAACTCACCTGAGTTCTTGTATAAGAAGCTAGATGAAAACGGAAATATCTTAAAACAATCCAACAACCCACATAAAATTTTTACAAAAGAAGAATTATTAATTCAAAAAGGCTTTATAAGCGATTTAACGAACGATTATTACCCGATTGATGAAACGTACCTACCTATACAAGATAATGAAGCAAACGAAAGATTTAGGGCTAAATACCCACCTTTATACCCTAAGTTTGGAAACTACATGAACATTTATCAGTCATGTTTAAGAGATTTTTCTAAAAATGAAGCTAAAGGTCAATTACTTTTTGAGCAGCTCTATCCAGAAAAAATACAATGGAATTTAGTTCGTTCCAAAAAAGGTATTGAACCAATTCAAAAAGAAGATATTAACGATGATTTTTTAAAAGACATGGAATATTCTACCACAGCAACATTGATGTATTTTGGATTAAAGTATGAAGCCATGGGTAAAAATACAGATAAGCCAACTATGAAATACACCGAGATTTGGGTTCCTATTTACCCTTATTCGTATTTAGAAAAACAAGCAGCACCAAGGTTAAAAGCATTTTTAAACACAGCCTCAAATGTGCCAAACTACTACAAAATTTTAACTGATTTAATTAAACAAAAGGAGAAAAAATAAATGATAGGAAAAAAAATAAGTCCAATTCTTTTAGAATTAGAGGCAGCAATTGTTGAATTTGATTGCACTATAAACGAAAAGCCAAATTACACAGAAGATGCACTTCGAGCATCGGGTAAAATACTTTTATCGGTAGTAATGGACAAAATGTGGGATATGCAAGAACAAGACAAAATGAGCCAAGAAGATAGGCTTAAAATGGCGCAAAGTTGTGGTGAAGAACTTAGGAAACTATTTAAAACTTACTGCAATGTTGATACACACGATTTTTACAAAGAAACAATTATTGGACATGATTACATAATCTCAAGAACAGTAAAATGAACCAATCAAGCAAAGAGAAGCTAAAAAGACTTCAATCTTGGTTTCAAGAGAAAATAAACGAAACAGGAATACAGCCACCTACAAGTAAAGAGAATATTTATAAGGACATGGGTGTCAATACTCGTCCTGCACACAAATTAGAAATAAATGGATATTGGATTTTAGTTGATTCCAAGATGCCCATAGAAGAATTTTTAAAACTTAAAAACAAAATACAAAAATGAAAACAACAAAACTAAAAGACATTTTTAAGCTAATAGACGAGCTTAAAACAAAATTTGGTACTGACGTATCAACAGAGTGGTTTGGCTCAAAAAAAACATCTATGCTTAGGGTAAAAATAGACAGTAACAGAAACAAAGAACTTGTAGAAGTAGTAAACAATCTTAAATACCATAAAACGTATTTTGATAAAATTGATATTTTTACCAATAACAAAGGAATAATTTTATTTGAATTAAGACCATACGATTATGGCTACTTAGAGCTTATTGACTTTATGGCTAAAAATAAAATGAACACAAGACAAAGTGTTTATAACCAAAGAGAAAAGATTGAATACATGTATAGATCGCCAAAATGGATTTATTACAGATTTAAGGAAGATAAAAAATAAACACTAAAAAACATGAATACACAAACAATCAAATACGTTACTTACCTTAGAGTTAGTACAGACAAACAAGAAGAATCAGGCTTAGGCTTAGATGCCCAATTAAGAGCCATACAAGAATACACTAGGAATGGAGAAGTAATATCTTCATTTACTGAAATTGAAAGTCGTAGTGATAATAATAGGCCACAAATTAAACTTGCCATTGAAATTGCTCGTAAACAAAATGCCACTTTAGTCATTGCAAAACTAGATAGGTTAACTGGTGATTCTTTATTCATAAACCAACTCCTTGCTTCTAATCTTAAATTTATTTGTTGTGATAACCCAGAAGCAACACCAATGCTCCTTAGAATTTTAGCTGCTGTTGCTCAAGAAGAAGTAGAAAAAATTAGACTTCGTACCAAAGACGCTCAAACATCTATTCAAAAAATTATTGAAAAAGATGGTTTTTATGTAGCTAAAAAAACAGGTAGAATAATTACTAAACGCGGTAATCCAAATATGCAGGATAAAGAAAAAGCAAAAGAACATTGTTCAAATATGCTCAAAGTTCGTTCCTACTCAAAAAAAAACCCAACAGCCTTAGAACTTGTAAAATCTCTCCACAAAAACGGAAACAAACCCAAGGACATTATTTCCAAACTTTCTGAATTACAAATATCAATTTCTAATCGTACCATTTATAACTACTTAAAATGAAAGTAACATCAACTTCTGGCACAGACGATATTAGGATATTCATTAATAACTACCTTCATATTTACATAATTAAACAAAACTTAGTTGCTATCAACTCTTTTCAAAATGCTGAAAACGACTATTCTATTCACATTCATTTTACCACTACAACTGTCATTCTTCAATACGAAACTATATCAGTTTGGACAAATGTACTTTTAGAACTAAACAAAAAATTATGAAAACAATTATTATTACCATTATTCTTACCATACCGATTTGGGAGGTATTAAAACCAATTCTAATCAAAACATTCAATTTAATCATTACCTATCTACAGAAATAACAACCATTCTAATTAAGCTCTCTCACGAGGGCTTTTTTATTTTTTAATACTTGGTAAGGAAAATGAATTATAGTTAAGTAGGGATTAAATAAAGATGAATATGGTGAAGATTAAGTGAGAGTGCGAGTTACTATATGAGCCAGGGGGTGCAAAATCGCAAGCCGGAACCCGAAAAGCCGAACCCGCACCCCCCGAAAATAAAAAAACGAAGGCAACCACGCCACCACAAGCAAGCAGACAAGCAACGCACAACAGCAATTCAATAGCATTGCAACATACCAAACAGACATTTAATATGCTGCAAAAAAACAAATAGCCGATCTATGTATTTATATTTCAGTTTTGGTCCTTCACATT